AGCAGGTCGAAATGCTTGGACATATCCGTAAGGTCCTTCTGTAACACCACTTGGTTGAACTGTTTGAGTAACACCGTTGATAGTAAATGTGTCACCAGCTACGAGTTGCTCACCAGCTACGTCATAGATATAAACCTCAGAATATACTGGGTCAAACTGTACCTGTACACCGAAACCATATCCAGTAGATCCTTCTGCCAATGCTGTATCAGCATAAGCGAATAGGGAAACTTCAGTAGATGAAGTAACTGCAATAGAAGTATAAGCACCACTACTACCTGCGGTACCTACCTTACTAACACCAGCAGTATATTCAGTACCTGACCCATTAGGACCTTCAGCGTCATCAGATGACAGTTTCAGAGGATAGTTAGTATTACTACTATCTTCTAGGTTCCAGATATATGTCCTTCCTTGAGTCAACTGAATTGAAGTAGGAAGTATATGGTCAGTAGCACCAACACTTGTGCTGGATGAAATATATTTGGTTGTAATCAATGCCTCTGTGCTAACAGGGAAATCTACAGTAGCAGATGCGTTTGAAGTACCACCTTGAATAGTCTCACCTTCTGTCCAATAGTTTACAAGGTAAACACCGTTGTCAGTAAGTAGAGTAACGTTAACACCATTATTATGGTCAACGTCAGCAGTACCATATCTACCACGTTGCACTGTTAGGTCATTACCGTTAACAGCATCAATGGTTACAATCTCGTTATCAATCAGGGCTTTACCACCAGAAATAAATCCAGTAGAATCAGCAACCGTTAAAGTACCATCTGAAGCAGCATAAGTACCACCTTCATCAATGGTTGTTACTGTTGCGGAAGCAGACCAGGCGTTTGATGCAAGACCAGCAGGAATAGACCTTGCAGTTGTCGCTAGTTGTCCTCGTGTAACAGTAAGAGAATTAGTAGAAGTGTTGATACCACCAGCATCTATAGTGACAACTTCTGTATCAGCAGATGCTTCTTGACCTAAGGTCAGATACATTCCGTCACCAAGACCAGTGTTACGAGATACCTTAAATGTTGTTGCACCAGATGCTACTTCTGAATACTGTGCAGTCAAAGCGGTACCACTACCCTCAATTCCTCTAAAAGTTGCAGTAAATCCTGAAGTGCCACCAGTAAGGGTTTCACCTCCTTGGAAAGTACCTGCAAGTGAATCAGATCCCAATGAAAGTTGACTGACAGGTGCTACCTTTAGATAATAGGTAACGTCAGACGTTGCTTTAAAGATATCAAGAATCTTACCACTCGCTGCATTAGTGGTTGTAAACTCGGTACCTGGAATAGCAGCACTATACTGCAAACCTGGTAAGAGATCTAGTTTATAAGCACTAATGGGGTTACCTTTAGCAAACTTATATGCAGACGTATTAAGTCCATCCAAGTGTAATACTTGGTCATAATTACGCATTGCTATACGGTATGTACCAGCACTGCTATCTTGGTTACACACGTTAACAACTGTGCTACCAGTTACAGTAGTTGGACACCTATAAAGCACCGTATTTGTAGTTGCCCCTGGTTTTGCCGAGGCTAGTTTTCCTGCTGTCATTGTTTATTTACCAACCTGATTGGAAGAATGATTGTAGTCTAAGTTGTCCTCCTAGGACAGGAGCTGCGATTGCACCACCAAAACTAATAGACACATCACTTATGTTATTAGTAGATAGAAGAGTTGCGTCTGCATCAGGGAACTGAATGTTTCGAGCACCCGTGATGTTCGTCATCTCAAACGTAATGATTCCATTAACGTCATTAGGGTTATTTATCTTAGCATATTCTAGGGTTTTATTGTATAGAGTCTGAGTTTTTCTCTCTGATACTAAGATATTTGTGGCGTTATTTGAATTAAGAGGTGCAGCAGGGTCGTTATCTGGGAAACCAAAGTCATATGTCTGGTTATCTTCAATATTTGATAGATCGAATCTAATCTTTCTACCTAATCCTTCTGCTGGATCAGTATCACAGAATACTGCTCCTTTGTAAACTTTATTCGTAATAGTTTGAGAGGAATCTTCTCCCACCACTGTGATATTTAGGTCTGGCCATACCACACTTCTATCCTGAGTGATTTGTGATTGATCAAACAGTATGTAATTAGTAGGTGTGTTAGGGTCATTACTTGGTGTATTCGAGAATGTGGGGTTAACCATATTCTTATTGAATAGATTCTGCTCAGTAATATCATCAATCAATGTTGATTGAGTCTGTGCAGCACCAAAGTCAGGTAATTTGTAAGTATGGTCGCCTGGTGATTCCCATGCGTCAACCTCAAATTTAGCAATCTTAGAAGTATCCGTAGAACCTGTAATCTGAAGCTCTGCGTCCTTAATAAGAAGCGTCTTGTTAGTTATAGTCTGGAATGTGTCATTTGCTACCAATGTGGTGCTTGAAGCAGTTCCAACATTTGGTAAATCAAAACGACGTGTACCTGACTGTGTACTAATAGTATCTACATTGAAGTGTGCCCTCTTACCTGTGTTTTGGTCACCTTCAAGATAGAATTGCACGTCTGTCTGGATAATAGGTCCAGCAACTGTAAAGAATCCACTTCCTTGAGGTTGAAGCTCAATCGAAGAAGATGCTGATGCAGTATCTATTGCCTTTACGAGGAGAGTTGAGGATCCATCCGTGTTAGCTCTCCTACTATTATACAGTGCAGCAGTACCAAAAGTAAGTCCAATCTCATCGACTGCACTCTGGTACATGCCTGAATCTCGGTCGAGGTCGAAAGCTAATCCTGGTGCAGTCTGTGATCCAGCACTCACACCACGGAAAAGTTGATTAACCTTTGATTTCCTGTTAGGTATAAGAGGATCTGAGATAACAATAGGAAGAATAGCTTCACCAGTGACCAATGCATCTGCAATCGTTTCTAACTGGGATATTCTTTTAGTTGCCACTAGAATTCAGTACAATTCTTACAGTTTTATTTATACGGGTACAAAAAAAGAGAGGGCATAAATGCCCCCTTGTACTATAACGTTGTGATTGGAAAAGATGAAAACACTTATTCTAGCAACTTACTACACTGTCTTTCTGCTTGTCGGTCACCTGAATTCTCGATTATACAACTATAGTATTCTGATTCTTTAGTTGGACTTCCAGGTGTCTGCTCTTCTAAGTGCTTCCACTCAGCTAACTGGTTATACGCTACAAGGTTATGCATTTATGTCCTCCAGGGTGTGCTACATGATGAATTTTGGGTTTTCAGTGCATCTTGGTTTTTCCTCTCTTTCTGTCACTATTTATAAGTCAAATGTGCTGAAATGACTACATTTTAACAAAAATAAATGCCTACGAGTTTATACCTAGAAACATGACATCAGGTGGTGCTGTCATTGGTTTCCTTGGTGCTGGTGCTTCAATTAGAATGCCAAACCTATCGAGTCTATCAATACACTCCTCGACTGCTTCGGCCATTCGTCTGAATCCATTGCCAACGAAAATCTGTCCTGCAAAGACTGATACAGTGGCTGCACCCCAAAAGATGTAGTACCACCTACTCTTTACTTGGTGTCTCTGTTTTTTCTTGCTCATCATCATCTTTAATCTTCCCGACTATTCTATCATAATCTGACGCACTGTCAAGTATTGACTGTTTTAATTCTTCCAGACTCCATAGGTCTGCGATTTCTTCTTCTGGCCTTGGGTTTGAATCTGTCATGAGAAACTTAATGTGATACGTGGACCATGAACTATAGGGTCGTGGTACTCACCTTCTGGTATAAAAACTGCATCACCAGGACGTAGTTTTATAATCGCATCATCAAATCTATATGTAACCTTACCCATTGCTTGAACGATTAAGACATCCATTGTGTCATTGTGTCTACCAAATGTGGATGTCTTCTTTGACATGGAGACATAAGTATGAAACTCAGTCATTCCCCAATCCTTTTGCACCTTCTGACATACTGGTAGAAATGTATTAGGTACATATGATGACTCACATACTATGGTAGGGATTTCACCCCTAACCACCATCAACTTGTCTTTAGTGTGTAGTGTGTAATTCTCATCATTATGTCTAATGCATATAAACTTATCCTCTTGCACATCAGCATCTATCTTCAGCATGGCATCTTGCCATGTGATTTTACCTACCTCTGGTGCATATCCTTGGATAACTCTCATCCACCTACAATAGAATCTAATGCATCTAAATCACCACCATGTTTACCTATAGTAGCTTGTGCTTCTGCCCAATCTCTATCAAAAATGTCTAACCCTTTGTCTGTAAGGACGTGGCTATACATCTGGTCAAATACTTTGACAGGTATAGTGCATATCTGAGCACCATTATACCAACATCTTACTGCACGGTTGACCTCACGAATTGATGCTGCCAATACATGTGTAGTGAAATGTCCTTGTGCTCTATAAACATCTACGATTGATCGGACAACCTCCAACCCAGCAATGCTATTGTCGTCCAACCTCCCAACAAAAGGACTGACGTAAGTAGCACCTGCCTTTGCAGATAGGATAGCTTGAGCAGCATTAAAGATAAGCGTAACATTTACTCGGATTCCCTCTGATGATAAAATTTTACATGCTGCGAGTCCACCTCGTGTGCATGGTACTTTAATTGTAGCGATGTCTTTGTATTTGTCAAAGAGTCGTCTACCTTCTGTAACCATTTCATCACCTGTGCCAACAACTTCCATACTAATGTCATGGAGACCCATGCGGGCTAGGTCAGAGTATACATCCTCTGGTTGTCTTCCACTCTTAAGAATGAGGCTAGGGTTGGTGGTTACTCCATCCACTAAACCTGTCTTGAAGCATTTTTCGATTGCTCCAACATCTGCACTATCAATAAAAATTTTCATGGATCAAATGGTCTGTAGGTTAATCTTTCCCAGATTCCTCTGGCACTAAGGTTGGCTTCACATAATTTGTGAGCCCATATTCTATCTTCTAAACTGACATCCCTATTAAGACGAGTCTGACACGCAATAATAGAGAGTCTCAGTCTATAGTCCCTACTCAAGGACATCTCGTTCTCTTACCCCATCTAGTGTATCCAAAATTGGTACTATTGAGATAATATTATCAATTTGTGACAACATATCTGCAATATGTTTTGATATATAAGGTTTTTCAGTTCTTGCACTAAATGATAACGCATTGCGTAAATCCTCTTGTGCTTCAATTAAACTTTCTTCTACTTGTTTACTTAGTGCCATCTTTAATGTCCTCATGTAATTGCTGCGTTGCTTGTCGTTGAATGAAAGCACGTAGCTCAGGTGTCTCCTCCCACTCCCATAGTTGGTTGTGTTGTGGATTCTTTTTCTCAATCAAGTGAGTCTTCTTCACGTTTTCACTGCTCCGTAATTTCATTGTGTTCGTATCCAAAGATTACAGGAGAAAGTCTTACGAATGGTTTCATTCCTATTAGGTGTTACACCATGCAACATATGTGCAGGGAAAAATATAATATCTCCCTTCTTGACCTTCATATACTGTCTATCTGGTTGTCTCCAGATAGTTCCAAGATTTGCATTCCTATTATGGAAATAGAAATGGTCATCATTTTGTAGAAAGAATACTGATGCTATGTCAGCATCCTTATGGTCATGTATCTCTTGGAATCCTCCCTTTTTATATAGATTCATCCAAGGGTCGCATAAACTATACTCGATATTATCTATACCTATCTTATCACTAATGTCTTTACTTAGCAACTGAAGTGAGGGAGTCAAGAAATTATACCATTTCTCCCACTCTAATCTAATGACATCAACATCACAGTCTCTAACCCAAGGGAAGTCTGAATTTGATATCATCCATGTACCGCAACCATTAAGACGCTCCATAAACTCATCTGCATTAGGAGCGTGGTAGTGAAAATAATAATGGTCAGGAAATATAATCTCCATTAAAAGTCATTCGTCATGTCATTCAATGCTTCATCAACAAACTGACGAGTCCCAACAGGGTCAGGTACAAACTCCTCTGGAGTTGGTATCTTAACTTCACCCTCTGGTAACTGTGTTGCTACTGGTGATACCAATAACACCTTACCATTATCAGTTGTTACTTTAAGTGTGTGTCCTTTTTCTGCCAAAGTAAAAGCGAAGTCTACATTTGATGCAAACTCCGCATGTGATAGTGAAATAATATTCATCTTCCAGGTAAGTAAGTAATCATATCATCAGGAATAAATTCCCGAAAGTGTGCCACTGTTTCGGTGAAACCCTCTGCTCCTTCATCATCAAATTTCCAGGTTATAACTTCATCATAACCCTCGTCGTCCATAATCTTGACCTGTCTCTTTGGGATATCCACCCAGACATGCTCAAGATAGGTGTCGTCATCAATCATAGATACAGAGGTTTCACTACCTCCGTATTATACACTAGTTCAGCAGTAATGGCAAGCCATAGACCTGATGGGGTCCGAAACCACACCCAGTTGCCATGTAACCTGCTGCCACTGAGTAGGATGAAAGTCCTGTCACCACTTGGTTTACGATGCTTCCCTGAGGGACAAACTCACCGATAACACCAGTAGGTGCAGCAATAAATTCTGCGTGTGCTCCTGCTGTGGATCCTGCAATGATATCCACCTGTGATGCAGGTACCATAGTACCAATAGCAATCCTAACATGAGATGGTGGTGCTACTGATGGGAATGGTAGGTCACATGTAATATCAATGATACTACCCTTAACAATAGTAAATTGTCCAGTTAATGCAGCGAATGGATTGAAGAGTCCAATAAACTCAAATCTACCTGCATTTAGGAATGATGTAATCCAGTTGGCCTGGTTGACTATCTCACCGTCAGCGATGTTTTCAATAGTATTACCCTCAATCTTAACGTTTTGAGAGTTAATCATTAGTGATTCAATAGCAGCGATACTAACCTTAGCACCCTGTATCTTAACCTCACCAGTGTATGCTATATCATGGTCACCTTCCTTTCTCTGAGCAGACTTCTGCTCTTTATCATCCTTCAACTCTGCTGATAACTGAGGACCTGTTGGTGTCCTACCCATGAAATCAGCACCAGGTGCGAATGGAATATCTTCTACTGGATAGAAACCACCCAAGTTATTCAACCTGAGTAACTCAGTCCTATCCATATCTCTTTGGTGACGATACATATCAGCGGATCCAGTGTCATCAGATGATGCTCCACCACTTAGTGATGATGCGTCAGCAACTACTGTATATCCACCAGTATTCTCTCCAGTTACATTAGTATCTACGTCAGCACTAGCTCCACCTGTAGTATCAAGGTTAGGTGATTCAGTGCTACCACTAGACTCTGACTGAGGTCCTTGTGAGCTATGCTCATTCTTA